ATGCTTACCGATAACAAAATCAAAGGGCTAAAACCCACCGAAAAACGCTACTCGCTATCAGCAGGCGAAGGCTTATCCATTGATGTCATGCCAACAGGTCGTAAGTCTTGGGTGTTAGAATACACTGCCCTTGGCAAACGAAAACGCAAAAAACTGGGCGAATACCCAGCTGTCAGCCTAAAACAAGCCAGAGAGCTTGCCACCAAAATCAAAGACAATGCAGGACTAACGCCCATCACAGTCAGCGAACTCATTCATGAATGGGTGGAGCTGTACAGCAAGCAATGGACAAGTGAGAAGTACAAATACACCGTCATCTATCGTCTGACCTACATCACCAATGATTTTAGAGATATGGCAGTGGCAGATGTCAGCCGTGCGATGGTATCCAAGGCAGTGAGCCAAATGGTTGCACAAGGCACATACGAGACTGCCAAACGCTCATTACGCCTACTGTCTCAAGTATTTAACTACGCCATCGCCCACGAATACGCCCAAAATAACCCCTGCACGCTGGTTGATAACATCATACCCACCCACACCGTGCAAAATATGGCAACATTGTCCGCCGATGAGATGACTGATTTTTGGCAAACCATCAGAAAAACACCCACCATCGGACTTGCTCCTGTTGCTTTGTCGCTGGCAAATTATCTGGCGGTGCGACCTAGTGAGCTTTGTAAGGCAACATGGGACGAATTTGATTTGGATAAGGGCGTGTGGATTATCCCTGCCTATCGCATGAAAACACGGCTTGAACACGCCGTCCCACTTGCCAGTCAGCCCTTAAAGATATTAAAGGAATTGCACGGCTCACGCATTGATGACGGCTTTGTTTTTAAACATCACAGCAACCCTGCCAAGTCCATGCCGATTGAAAGTGTGTTGGCGGTTATTAAGCGAGCAGGCTTTGGCGGTCGCATGACCACGCACGGCTTTCGTTCGCTGTTTTCTACCGTGGCAAATGACAGTGGACTTTGGCGTGCTGATGTGATTGAAAGACAGCTTGCTCACACCAAAAAAGATGTCCGTCATGTTTATAACCGTGCTGAATACTGGGACGAACGAGTGGCACTCATGAGCTGGTGGGCGGACATTGTGGCAGGTTGGCAGGCATAAAAATAGGGGCGTTTTGCCCCTTGGATTAGATGGTTATGATACGGTCGTGCCGTTAATTTCTTGCTCGATACGCTTAGCGTTTTCCAATGTCCAATATACCTTATTGCCACGCTGGGCATTGGGTGGGTATTTGGGTCGGTAGTAAGTCTTAAAAGTATTGACGCACACGCCCAGTCGTTTCGCCATGTCTTTTTGCGTGAGCCATGTGATTGAGTTCATCATCGTTTATACTCCATCGGTTAAATATTCATTTTTACAATATTAAAATGGCATATCATCATCGGTAAATTCATTTGGATTTGCCATCAAGTACGCCCAATGTGTAATGCCAACCGCTTGCAAATATTCTTTATCGTCAAATTGATGAATTGGAAGATATACCGTTTGGCGTTGCCTTTGTTTTCGGTCGCCATAATAAACCAGATATTCATCAGGGCGTGGTGGTAATTTTGCGTTAATACTAATCCAGCCATCATTGTCATCAATGACCCTTAACAAATCAGTATGGGCTTTTTGACCCAGCTCCAACGCTTTTTGGTAATTTTGGTTATTGTCAATACCCAACACATCAAAACGCACGCCACTCAAATAATGCAAACTGTCTGCAAGATTGGCAGCTATTGCCAGCAATTTAATCATTTCACACCCCAAATACAGCCACAAACCTCGTGGCTGTATGCTTTTCCAAAATCAACCTTGAAATTTACCAAAGAACAAGCAAAATTCAGAATCCAGCTTATCTTTGACCGCTTGCAAAAAGTCATTCGCCAACTCTTCGGTCAAAAGCTCATAACCTACGATGGACAGCGTAAATTCAGGCTTGCCATTGGCGGTGTTGATAGACAATCTAAGCCGTACGGTTTTTGGCTCGCTTAGGGTCTCATACAGCGTGTTTTTGATTTCAAAATACGCTGGCAACAGCCCTGCTTGCGATTTGACCGCCACCGTTTCAAGCCGTGAGCGAGACTCTCTAAAATTACCGACTTGGCTCGTGCTTTCGGCAAGCTCGTCAATTTTCATGTCTCGGATAACAGCGATGGCTTTTTTCATCGGGATCTCTTCGCCATTTTCGTCCAAAGCAACAAACTGACCACCCCAATCTTCTAAGAACACCGCAAAGTCTTTTTGGCTGACACGCCCATAATTATGCAAACCAGTGATTTTTTTATACACCTTGGTCGGCTTGGCGGTCAGTGCCGCACAAAAATCACAATGCCCCATCGGATAATTGTCATCGCCAAAGTTCAGCACCGCCATCGCTTCCATCGCTGATTTGTCAATAAAAATCTCAGTATTTGCTGCCGTGCCATGCACTTCAACAAATTCACCGAATGAATCCAAATCATCAGTGCTAAATGTGCCACGCTTACGAGTGCGAGCGTTCAAAAAATTATCAATCGTACCAAGCTTAACGTTACCGTTATAAGCAATGCCATTGTCGCCAAATTTAAGGATGTCTGGACGTGTTAAGTCGGCAATGACTGCTAAGTCAGACTCGTGATTTTCAAAAATGTTTGTCATAATAAGCTCCTATGCTTCTTGACCGAAAAGTTGATTTTCATAAAATAGACTTACCCTGCCGTCCGTGTGACAATACATGGACGTTTCACGGGCATAGTCTTCTTTGCGTGTGCCAAAGGTCTCAGGGGCGGTGTAGTCGAGCTTATGCTTGACTTGGATTTGCCCCATACCTTTCTCGCCAATGGGACTGACATCAAAGGTCAGTTTGATTTGACCTTTTTTGCCCGTGGCGACCACTTGACTGCATACATCGCTGATGGCAACACCGATTTGTTCGGCAAAGGCACCAGCGGTTAAATCTGTGATAAATTCACAGGTGTCGGTTGCTTTAAATTCACTCATCTTTATCCTCCGAGTGGTTGGTTACGTTGATTATTTTGATAAAATTTACCGTCTTTTTCCACCGCCACCGCACTCAGTACGGCTTTGGCGGTTTTGGCAGACAGTCCGATGACCCGTTGCACACTCGCTAGGGTCATGCCCTGTGGGTGTTGGTACAGCAGGTGCGATGTCTGATAGCATAATGTCCCAAACACCCAACGCTCGCCACGCTTTTTGTGCAGTATTGCTTCATTGGGGATATAGCTTTTCATCACACGCTCCTTTGGGTGTTGTAGGTGCTAGATACATAGCCCAGTGCATTAACGATAAACAACCGCTCACTTGGTAACACTTGCTTATCGTTAATCTCACGCACATGGTTAGACAGCCACGATAGATGACAATACACCACAAATAACGCTGACAAATCAATCACACCTTGACTTGCCACGCTTTTTTCATAAGTCAAAAGATGAGCGATGGCATTGGTTTTATAAATCTTGGCATGGGCGGTAGTAAAGCTGATTTTGGCAAGCTCACGGCGGATTTTTGCAGGAGTCAAAACCATTTTTTATCTCCCAAGTGCTTGGCGAGATACGCTCTTGCAGCAGCCTCTTCGGTCTCGTAGATGGTTCGCACCGCCTCGTTCTTGCCACTATACACCAACATAAGCACGCCACCTGCAAAATCCACACTCCAACGCTTGTTGCCATTGTCGTCATAGCCATATTCTGCTGCTTCGATGACAAAACCAAACCCGCCTGTATCATTAACCACGACATCTAGTGGCAACAGCTCCCTACCTGCGATGACACGCTCATCATCGCTAAAACGGTCAAGCTCACTCATGCGAGCCAGTAGAGCGTCAATGATGAGATTTGCCCCGTTGTCATGCTTGTTATCTTGTGTCATGGTCTGCCCCCACATCTCACGTTATAACCGTCTGCCTGCCATGACAGGCATTTTTGGTAGTCGGCTTCGGCTTGCTTTTCCAAGCCTACTACGCATGAATGCAAAGTAAGGGCAAGCAGGATGATAGATAATAGCTGTAACACCAGGTCTGATTTATTGATTGAGTTCATAAATTCACTCCTACTCAAATTCGGTGTGAAAATAATACTACTTTAAGTAGCATAAATCAATCCTTTAAAACTACTAAAAGTAGAAATAATTCATAAAATACTGATTTTAATAGTATTATTTTTCCTATTTTTTATAGTAAAAATTTATTAAAGGCGACAAAAAACCGCCCACATTGGGGCGGTCTAGGTACTTAGGGGATTATTTTATCAGGTTGAAAAAATCTTCTTCGCTTAAAAAGATGATGTCTTGACCTTTCTTGATGAGCGTTAGGGCTTTGCTTTCTTTGGTGCTCATGTCTTTACCATTTAGTTTTTCGGGTTCTGCCAGTCCTTTGACCAGATAATTGGTTTTACTATTGACACTGGGCGACACGTCAAACCCTTTGGCGTTAGCAAGGGCGGTCGCTTCACTCCTTGGAATGGATAACACCCCTGTGAATACCAAGGTTTCTCCGTAGTATTCTCCGTCTGGATTGCCTTTTAGTTTAGTGCGACTATTTTCATAATTTAAGGTCAGTGTTTTGTTAGCACGTTTAATAATGCCGTCCAAGTCAAAACGTGTTTCACGCATGGCACAAATTAACACTTGTCCCGCTACTTTGGCATCACTTAGGGCATCATGATGATTATTTAGCTCAATGTTTAAATAGTCACTTATACTTGCCAGTCCATAGCCAGCCCATGCAAACTCATTCCATGTACGGCGGACAACTTTGATGATGTCCAGCCACACATTGGGGATATTGCCAATCGCTCTATCAAGGGCGGTGCGGTCAAAAGAGCCGTATGAGCAGACCACGCCCTGTGCGAAGTATTGACGAATGATTGGCTCAATCTCAGAGATGGTCGGTGCGTGCTGTACGTCCGCTTCGTCAATGCCATGTATGCTGACATTCATGACATCAAAGTAGGTCTGTGGATTGACCAAGCTGACATATTCATCAATCAATGTCTCTCCGTCAAAGACAGCGATACCAATTTGGCAGATGGAGCTTAGATTGGCATTAGCTGTTTCCACATCAATAACAACAAAATTTTTCATAGATAATCCTTAAATCAAAACTTCTTTTTTCTCAATGACCACGCCTTGGATGACAAAGTTTTTAAAGCGACTATCAACAATGGCATAATCTTTGTTCAAGGGGACAAGCTGGTAATAGTCCTTACCTGTGGTCTCGTCAAAACAGCTACGCAGTTTTTTGAAAGTGATAGAGTTAGACTCAAATTCTTCACGGGCGATGACAAAGTCCCCACCTTTGGCCTGACGGTTGGGGTCAATAAGTAGCAAATCACCTTGGAAAAATCTTGGCTCCATGCTATCGCCTTTGATTCTTACCCAATACACGTCATCAGGATAGTCATCATCATAAGCAGGCTCAGTGTAGTTATATTCTAGCTCGCCCGTCTCATTAAAAATCCCTGCTTGCACCCATGTTAGTACAGGTATTTCACGCACTTTTTTCGCCACGCCGTCCACAAAACCATTACTCTGAAAACCTTCATTGCCAAAGCCCATATAAGCGATTGATACCCCAAAATAGTCCGCCAATTTCTGCATACCTTTTTCTCTGGGCTTAGCGATACCGTCTTTGTATCGTCTTATCATCTCATAGCTGATACCCGTAGCTTTTGCCACATCGTCCAGTTTGGCGTGTTTTTGTTTCATCAACTGCTCAACACGCTCGCCAAAGTCTTGATATTTTGCAGGTTCGCTCATGATTTACTACCCTTAGTAGAAAAATAAAACTATTTTACATGAAATTAACGCTTGATTCATCACTATTTTTAGTAGTATAATTCTACTACTTTAAGTAGTTTTTAGGTATTAAATATGGAAAAAACCCCGTTAGAGCGTGCCATATCTATTTTGGGTAGTACGTCTGCCCTAGCTCGTGCCATTGGTATTACGCCATGGGCGGTCAGTAAATGGGATAAGACTTGCCCACCCAAAGACAGATGTTTGGACATTGAACAAGCAACCCAAGGGCAAATCACTGCCGAGCAGTTACGCCCAGACATTAACTGGGATTACATTAGAAAAAGTGTTAAATAAACAAAAGCAAAAGCCCATTGGGGGCAACCAATGGGCTTAGAAGTGCTTACAAGCAAGCGAGTTTTATTATATGACAACTGATACAAAAATACAAGGGGAAAACAAACGCCCACCCCTAAATTTTGACTATATCCAAGACCAAGCAAACGGCTACTATGTCAGCCGTATCTTTCCTGCCGTGGGCATCAAGCTCAAAGGCAATGGTAAAAAACACCAATCTTGTCCTTTATGTGGCGGTTCAGACCGTTTTCGCTGTGACGATAAAAACGGCACAGGCTCATGGATTTGCAACCAGTGCGGAGCGGGCAACGGCTACACACTTGTCCGTGATTACACCCGAAATGACGCCTACGACACCCACGCCCTTATCGCTGACATCTTAGGCATTGACGGCGGTAAAGAAATCAGCGAAGCTGACCGCCAAGCATGGGCAAAAGCCCAAGCCGAGCGAGAGTCTGCCGAAAAACAAGCCAAAAAACAGGCTCGCCAAGCAGTTGCCAAGACCGCCCAATCTCGCTTTGGCAATGCCACTCCTGCCACCGACCACCCCTATCTGACCAAAAAGGGCGTACGCTCGCACGGACTCAAAGTGGACGACAAGGGCAACCTGCTGATCCCGCTATATTATCACAACACCAACACGGGCAACATCACGTTGTGCAATATCCAGTCTATCAGTGCAGACGGTAAAAAGCTGTTTATCAAAGACGGACTCGTGGGCGGTGCGTTTTTCACGCTTGGCGATACGGCTCGCTCGGACGTGATTTTTATCGCCGAAGGCTACGCCACAGGGGCTAGTATCTATGAGAGCGTGGGCGGTCATCACGCCACCATCATCACCTTTGACGCTGGCAACATGGTCAAATGCTCATCCATCATCCGCACGCTCTATCCGAATCATCGCTTGATTTTTTGTGCCGATGACGACAGGGCGACCGAACAAAAAACAGGCAAAAACACAGGACTAATCGCAGGGAACGAATCCGCCACGCTCACAGGGGGCGAAGTCATCAGCCCTGATTTTGGCGGTGATGAGCGTACACTCACAGGCGACTTGACCGACTACAACGACCTACACGCCCATTTTGGGCTTGATGTTGTCAAAGCTCAAATCACCCACGCCCTAAATCACCCACGCCCTAAAAAAGTGGCGGACGACAATCCAACTTACACGCTTGATTATTTGTTGGATAATTTCGCCCAAATCAAAGACATTGGCAAAATCACCAACAAAATCTATGACATTACCAACGCCATAGAGATGACCAAGACCCATTTTATCGGCATGGTTGGTAAAGAGCTTGCCAATGCGTGGCTGTTTAGCGGTAAGCAAAAGACGATAGACCGCAAAATCGTCCGCACCGAACAAGCCGAAGTAACCGCCAAAGAGTACAAAGACATCTTTGAGCAGTACTGGTACATCCAAGGCACCAAAGAAGTGTTTAATTTTAAGACAGGCAAACGCCAGCCGATAGAGACACTTCGCCTAGAATACCCCAATGAGTTCGACATCTGGAACAAATCCGAAAAACGCCAAAAAGTAGAATCGCATAATATTTGGTTTGACCCCACCAAACGCCGTGTCGCCATCGGCGAAAACTACATCAACACGTTCAAAGACCTAGCGATACAGCCTTTGACCGCTCATGAGCTAGGCATTGATGACGACCAATTCAATGAGTATTTGTTGCTTGGCATGTGTTCGCCCATCATTGAGCTGGTCAAATGCTTTTGTGGCAAAGACACACACGCCCTTGACTGGGTGCTAAACTGGCTTGCCATCCCCCTGCAAAATCTCGGCACCAAAATGGACACGGCACTCATCGTGCATGGACACATCCAAGGGGCAGGTAAATCACTGTTTTTTGACCGTATCATGAGACGGATTTATGGCGACTACAAGCTGACGCTAGGACAGGGGCAATTAGACAGTCAGTACAATGACTGGATAGAAGGCAAACTGTTTTCGGTCTTTGAAGAGATTTTGCAGGGCAAAGAGCGTTATTCACAAATGGGCATGGTAAAACAGCTCATCACAGGCGACACCGTGTACATTAATAAAAAGTTCGTCAGTGGCTGGACGCAGGACAACTTTGTTAACACTGTCTTTTTATCCAATGACATGCAGCCCTTATCATTAGATGAGAACGACCGCCGTCATGTGGTGCTATACCCCGAAGCGGTCATACCTGAGCATTTACGCCTTGCTGTATCGCAAGCATTGGACGGCAGTGATGAGCAGATGATACGAGCGTTTTATACTTATCTACTGCTAAAAAATGTCGGCACCCAAAACGCTCACAGCACCGCCATTACCACGTCTGCAAAAACCCGCCTACAACAAATCAGTATGGCAAGCTGGGAGCGGTTTTATACTTATTGGAAAAATGACGAATTGGACGTGCCATACATGACCTGCCTAACTGCCGACCTGTACGAATACTACACGATATGGTGTAAGAAAAATGGCGAGCGTGGCACATCTAGCACTAAATTTTTGACGTTTGTCGGCTTGCGTGAACATAAAGAACGCATCCGCTATCAATACAGCCTGCAAAATGGCGACAGCTTTATCCCCAAAAGCGGACAAAGCATGGCGTTTATCATCGGCTTGGACATGAGTAAAAAGCCCGACCAAAATACATTTGGTCTTTGCATATCTCGCTTTAAAGGTGCTATAATCCAAGCCCAAAACCCACACCCATCATCAAACACCAACAACCGCTCATCTTACGAAGACACCAACCCTTTTATCTAGTTCATAGTATGCAGGGTCTGTGCAGGGTCTAAAACAAACCCTGCACACCTTGTAAGCCTTACCACATCTAGCATTGCCCCAACCCTGTGCATTGTCGCAGGGGTTTTTATTGCCGATATAATGACAAAAATTTAATTTTAAAAAATTATCCCAAAAACAAAAACAACCCTGCACACTATGCACACCCTGCACAGATTATAATTTATCCTTTAAAATCAATGCTTTTTTAGAGCCAAAGTTGTGTATAGTACTGTGCATGGTCTGCAATATTTGACAAAACCCTGCACACCATTTAATAATTACACGTCATCACACCAAGGACTAACCATGACAAAACATCGCATACCCAAAGACCAGCTTGTCGCTGTTGCCGAGTCTTTTGCAGGGGTCAGCCGATTTGCTGACGCTTGTTATCGTTACTACTATTACCACGACCAAGCCAGTCGTGATTTTCTGCTATCATCATTGGCGGTAGAGTTTGCCGAACATCTGACAAAGATACCTGCCAAACATCATCAGTCCATCATCAATACCGCCCTGATAGAGATAAGCTACCCTCAAAAAAATCTTAGTCGCTCTACTTTTTGTGCAAAAGAGAGGGCTTGTTGTATGGGAATTAGTCGCCGTCAATACTATAACTTAAATGCAGGTGAAGCTATTGATAACATCATTGGCAATATCACAGGTATTGCCAAAGTTGTCGCTGGTAAGGTTCGTGAACAGCTTGGAATAAACTTAAAACTGGGCTATTGACAGATTGCACACTTTTTGCTATCATTTTGCCATAATCAATAATTGTAACTAACGCTAACGGCTCACGCTGTTGGCGTTTTTTGTTGGCAAAATTATGGTAAAACTAAGCACCTTACAACCCCGCTTAAAACCAACCGCCACCCACACCCCAAAGAAAAACTGGGGCAAAGGTCGTGGCGGTCGAGCATGGCGACGACTTCGTGATGAGATTTTGGCTCGGGATAACTACACTTGCCAGTGCTGTGGTCGGGTTGGCGGACGGCTTGAGCTAGACCACATTGTGAATGTCGCCCAAGGCGGCACAGACGACAAGGCAAACCTACAAATCCTTTGCTACACCTGCCACAAACAAAAAACCCAGACCGAAAGCCAGGCGGGGGGAGTGCAACAATTTTAAGCTGATTTCACGGACACCACGCCCCCTCTCGTGTATAAAAAAAAATTGATTTGGGGGAAAATCTCCGTTTCTCCGCTGATGAACACAGTAACAAAAGTTACATAAAATTACATTATAAAGAATATAGAAAGGTTAAAAAAATGGCTATCACCGCAAAGCAGGAACGATACGCTCGTCTTGTGGCGAGTGGTATGGACTTACACACAGCCGCCCTTGAAGCTGGCTGTAAAAATCATGAAGCGGCTCGTAAATTTGTCGCAGATATGGCAAAGCGTGAGAATGTGCAAGCATTCATTCATCAGGTGCGGACGGTCAATACCGAACTAACCACACCAACCGAAAACTCTGCCACCGCCACGACTGACATTGGTTATCAGAATGCGTCAGCCATACCGACCGAGACGGATCAGGTACGACAAGCACCGACCACGCCCCAGTCGCCCTTGGAGTTTTTGACTTCGGTGTTTAATAATGTTGATGGCTTGTACACACCAAAAGAACGCATTAACGCCGCCATCGCTCTTTTGCCATACACTGAGCAGAAACTGGCTCAGACAGGCAAAAAAGAGGATGCCATTGATGTCGCACGACAAAAGAGCGAGAACAGCCCCTATGCCACCTTGTCTCGGCAGATGGAAATGCAATACAGTGGGCTGAAAAATTAAGCAAATCATCATTTATAGACCGCCAAATAAGGCGGTTTTTTTATGGGAGTAAGAAAAATGACGGACAAAACCAAAACCGACAGCGTGGATATGATTAACCACCCACCGCATTACACCAGTTGCCCGAGCGGGATTGAGTGTATTGAAATTGCCGAGCTGTTGCCGTTTTGCTTGGGAAATTGCTACAAATACCTGCACCGAGCAGGGTTAAAGGGTGATAAATTGACTGATTTGCAAAAGTCGCTATGGTACGCCCGCCGCGCTTTTTTAAATGATGAAAAATTGACCGACAAGGCAAAAATTAGAATCTTGGAAGTGGCAAGTCATCAAGATTTGCAGAAAAAAGAGCTTTTAACCCATTTTGTCCAAAAGACGGCTGGGGCGTTTTATTTATATTTATCAAGTTATGTTAGCCAGTACCAATACCAGCCCCACTTGGACGACTGCTCTACCTGACTGGGAAGAGCGGATTATAAAGGGCGAATCCCTTATCCCTTGCCCACCACTCTTTAAAGCACCGAGCGACATTGCGTTGCGTGTGTTCAAAGAGTTGGCGTTGGTTGATGTGATTGGTTGCCCCAAAATCGGTGATGTAACCCGTGATTGGGTCTATGACTTTGTATCAGTCATCTTTGGGGCGTATGACCCTGCTGTCAAAAAACGACTGATTAAGGAGTTTTTCTTGCTTATCTCAAAGAAAAACACCAAATCCACGCTGGCGGCTGGCATTATGCTAACCGCTTTAATTCTCAATGAACGCCAAAGCTGTGAGCTGGTGATTGTCGCACCGACAAAGGAAGTTGCCAACAACTCCTTTGACCCCATGCGAGACATGATAAGGGTGGACAAAGAACTGTCCGCCATTTTTAATGTGTCGGCTCATACCAAGACCATCACGCACCGCTCTACGCAGGCCACTTTAAAGGTCATCGCAGCAGAGTCCGACTCTTTGGCAGGTGTGAAAGCGACTTATGTGCTGATTGATGAGCTGTGGGTTTTTGGCAAACGCTCTGGGGCGTCGGCTATGCTCCAAGAAGCCAAAGGGGGGCTGGCAAGCCGACCAGAGGGCTTTGTGATTTATCTGTCTACCATGTCGGACGAGCCGCCCGCAGGCGTTTTCAAAGAAAAATTAGACTACGCAAGGGGCGTACGAGACGGCAAGATTGACGACCCAAGATTTTTGCCTGTGTTGTACGAGTTTCCGAAGTCATACATTGAGTCTGGCGAGTATATCCAGCCTGAAAATTGGTACATCACCAACCCCAATCTTGGGGCAAGTGTGGATTTGGAGTACTTACTTGATACCATCAACCGAGCCAAAGAAAGCCACGACAAAAACAGCCTACAAACCGCCCTTGCCAAGCACTTAAATGTAGAAATTGGCATATCGCTTAGAGCGAACCGTTGGGCAGGAGCAGAATTTTGGGAAAAGGCAGGACGGACATTTACGCTTGATGAGCTCATTGAAAAAAGTGAGGTCATCACCATGGGCGGAGACGGTGGCGGTCTTGATGACCTTTTGGGCTGTGCGGTAGTGGGACGCTTACCCACGCCAAAATACATCTACACCGATGACGGCGGTATTCGCCACGAGGTTAAGCAATGGTGGGTGTGGGTCAAGGCGTGGTGTCACCCCATCGCCCTAGAACGTAGAAAACAAGACGAACCCCGTTACCGAGATTTTGAAGCTGATGGCGATTTGGTCGTCGTTCAAAACGTGGGCGATGATGTGGCAGAATTTGCCGACATTGCCAAAAAGATTTTTGATAGTGGTAAACTTGACAAGATTGGTCTTGACCCAGCAGGAGCGGACGATATTGTCATCGCCCTTGAATCCATCGGCATTCCCAAAGAAAGTAAAATCACAGGCGTATCACAAGGCTGGAAATTGGGCGGTTATCAAAAGGTGTGCGAGCGTAAAATCGCCAGTGGCGACCTAACGCACGCCAACCAAGCAATGATGGCGTGGTGCGTGGGCAATGCCCGAGTGAAATTGTCAGGCTCAGGCGTGGCAATGAGCAAATCTGAAAGCGGTAACGGTAAGATTGACCCCGTCATCGCCATGCTAAATGCCGTTGCCCTTATGAGCCAAAACCCACAACCGCCTAAGTCGGCTGATGATGTGGGGGTTTATTTTTAGCCAAGCCCTTTTTCATACGCCCTGACAGCGTCCATGATCAGCTGATTTTGGGGGATATTTAGACGCTCTGACAGACTTTCTATCAAGGCAATGTCGTCAATGTGCAATTTTAAGCCCTTGGTCTTAAAGCCTCGTTTGGCATCAGAGTCGGCGGTGCGTTGGGTTTGGCTTTTTGGGGTGTTTGTGATTTTTGGCATTTGACAATTTCCTGTTTTATGCTAAGATAAAGCCATGGAGATGAGCGGTAGTTTCCCAACCGCCCCACCTTAGTAGTTCTGAGCTACCTTAGGTGCTTGGTATTAGTAAGCTGGTGTGCTTAATAGTACCAAGATAACAACAATGATTAAACGAACTAACATTGTTTTCTCCAGTTTGGTTAATACCAAGTGGCTTGATTGTTCCAGCAATCTTGCCACCACCTCCAAGACGATAACGCCTTGTTGATGTATATTGTAAGCTAACCAACAAATAAAGTCAAGTATTTTATGCGGTTTCGTGTAAATATTTGGCTTTTTTTATTTTCTCATCTATTCATTTTTAACCGCCTATCTGATATGGGCGGTTTTTTATTGGAAAAAATAAAATGACCAAAGCCTACTCCACCCTACAAATCAAATCGGTAACAGACACCGATGATGAGCGTATCATCACAGGCATTGCCACCACACCCAGCACCGATAGGGACGATGATATTTTAGAGCCGACAGGGGCAAAATTTGCCCTGCCGATTCCGCTACTTTGGCAACACAATCATAATCAGCCCATTGGCGAAGTGATACAGGCAACCATTACCGACAAAGGCATTGAGATTGTCGCCAAAATTGCCAAAATCGCTGATGATGGCAAATTAAAAGAACGCATTGACGAAGCGTGGCAATCTATCAAAAGTGGGCTTGTCAAATGCTTGTCGGTTGGCTTTAAAATCAAAGAATATAATTATCTGGAAAGCTCGTGGGGTTTACACATCAAAGAGTGGGAATGGTATGAGTTATCTGTTGTAACCGTCCCTGCCAATGCCGATGCGGTCATTACCAGCGTTAAGCAAATCAAAGACGCCTTTGATTTACAAAAACAGTGTCTGCCATTGCAACCAACCCCAAATCCACCGATTAACCCCATTGTACCACCACCAACCCCAACTACAAACCAAAACCAAAAAAGCAACCAGTCAGACGGCTCAGTTGCTTTAATTTTATCAAACAACGGAGTATCGTTATTATGACTTATAAGCAGCAATTAGCAAAAGTCAAAGCAACCATCACCCAAAAACAAAAGTCTATGGGTGACATCATGACTAAGGCGGTGGGCGAAAACCGCACACCAAATGACGACGAAGAGGCGCAAATTGCCCAAATCGAAGGTGAGATCAAGGCGTTGGAAAAGAATGCCGAACGCCTTGAAAAACTGATTAAATCAGTAGAAACCGCCCCAAATCCGACCGAGATTGGCGGTGAAAATCCAGAGCAAGCACAGGCATCGGCAATGGGCGAGCCTATCCCCAAAGAGAGTAAAAGCGTGAAAGTAGAATCCAACTTACCCAAAGGCATTGGCTTTGCACAAATGGCTCGTGCCAAAGCCCTATCTAGCAAACTTGCCAGCAAAGGCGAATTTGTGAGTGCCGCCGACATCGCCAAATCCGCAGGAATGCACCCCCTTGTCATTGCCGAGCTTGAAAAATCGGCGGTAGTGATGGACACCACAAACTCAGGCGTACTTGTGCCAACAAGCCCTCTTGTCAATGAATTTATTGAGCTGCTTAGAGCCCAAACCATCATTGATAAGCTCGCCAAATATATGCGAGCGGGCGACTTTGACGCTACCATCACAGGTATGGCAACAGGGGCGACATCGGCGTGGGTGGGCGAAGGCGACCCAAAACCCGTTACCAATGCCACCTTTAACAGCGTGGAATTAAAACGCCACAAAGTTGCTGGCATTGCCGTTTTGACGGACGAACTCTCCCGTTTTAATAAATTTAATGGCGACCGCCGCATCTTAGATGATTTGATTGAGTCTAACCGCCTACTGCTTGATTTGACCTTCATTGACGACCAAGCCCAAAGTGCCACCCGTCCTGCTGGGTCATTGCACGGGGCAACCATCATCAATGCTACAGGCAACGAAGAGGCACAAATTACAGCCGACCTTGCCAAGCTCCGCCAAGTCTTTATCAAGGCGAATTTGTCCTTGGCAGGAGCTCATTACATTATGAGTGAAACCCGAGCGTCCGAATGGGCGGAGCTGAAAAATCCGCTTGGTAATCCTGTCTTTACAGGGCTACAAGCATCAGCAGGCGAAAAAACGCTAAACGGCTTGCCTGTCATTGAGTCCGAAAGTGCTGGCAATATCGTGGAGCTTGTCAAACCAAGCGAATTTTATTTGGCAGACGAAGGACAGGTTGAAGTGTCATACAGCACCGAAGCCACCATCACAATGCCAAATAAAACGCTTGTACACTTGTTCCAAGAGAACAAAGAAGCTATCCGAGCTGAACGCTTTATTAGTTGGGCAAAGCGCCGTCCAATGGCAGCCACCGCCATCAAGTACGAAGATTAAGTGGTCATTTAACAAGACAAAAAACAGTCCTATCGCAGGGCTGTTTTTGTGTTTTGGTGTTGTACCTAGTATCAAAACACAAAAACAGGAGCAGCCAATGAAAATCAAATACCTAAAACCCGCCCCGAATGCCACCACAGGCGATGTTAAAGACATCAATACCGCCCAAGCCAAAATCCTTATCCAGCTTGGTTTTGCCGAAGTTTATGACGAAAACAACAGCGACAATGGCAATGCTGACGACTTATTTGGGCAGTTAGATGACAACCAAAACCCCGAAAACGAACCACCTACCACCAACCAAGAACCATCCGAAACCGAAACCGCCAAACCTACGGCAGACGACCAAGAACCGCCCAAAGCTGACGAAGTGAGCGAACAAGTGCAAGAAGTTGCAGAAACTACCCTTGCCGAACCTGCCACACCCACCGAAACCGCCAAACCCAAAAAGACCAAGAAAACCAACACGGAAAATAACTAATGGGCTTTTTTGATTTATTCCGCAAAAAATCGCTTACCCCTGCTCCGACTGGCGGTAACGGCTGGCTACCCATTATCAATGAACCCTACACAGGGGCGTGGCAAAAAAATGACGAGCTAAAACGCACCGATTTAACCAATTTTCACGCCATCTTTGCCTGTGTGTCGCTTATCGCAAGCGACATTGGCAAACTCAAAATGGACACAAAATCGGTACAAAATGGTGTACTTTTGCCTACCAAATCGCACGCCCAAAGACTACTAAAAAAGCCAAATCCCCACCAAACTTGGCAACAATTTGCCGAGAATTGGATAACTTCCAAGCTTTTGCGGGGCAATGCTTATATCCTAAAAGAACGGGATTTGTTTGGCGATATTTTTCGCCTATGGGTGCTAAACCCCGACCGCGTCAAAGTGCTTGTCTCGAACAAAGGCGAAGTGTTTTATCAAGTCAGCCACGACAAACTTTTTGGACTGTCCGAAACCACCGTGCCAGCCAGCGAGATTATACACGACCGCTTTAACTGCCTTTACCACCCGCTTGTTGGCTTGTCGCCGATTAGTGCCTGTGCGGTGTCGGCAGGGGTTGGCTTGGCGATACAAGGCAATCAAGCGACTTTATTTAAAAACGACAGCCGTCCATCTGGTGTTTTGTCTGTGCCAAGTGCTATTAGCCAAGCTCGTGCTGATGAATTAAAACTTCAATGGCGACAAAAATATACAGGGGCAAACAGGGGTGATGTGGCGGTGCTGGGCGATGGAGCAAAATATGAGCAGATTAGTCTATCATCTGCCGACACCCAAGCCCTTGAACAGCTTAAAATGACCGCTGAAATTGTCTGCTCGGTGTTCCATGTCCCTGCTTTTAAGATTGGGCTTGGCGTGGTTGCCACAGGGCAAAAGGTGTCTGACCTTAACGAGATTTATTATAGCGACTGTTTGCAACACTACATTGAAGCCATTGAGAACTTGCTTGATGAGCATTTGGGGCTAGAAAAAGGCACAGAAATCATCGCCGACCTAACCAGCCTTATCCGAATGGATAGTATGAGCCAAATGCTCTACCTTAAAGAAGGTACACACTCTGGCATTTTGTCACCCAACGAAGCACGGGCAACGCTCGGGCTACCGCCTGTTGTCGGGGGCGAGTCTCCGCTTATGCAACAGCAAAATTATAGCCTATCCGCCCTTGCCAAACGAGATAACAGCGAAGACCCATTCAATGCCAAACCCAAAGCCGAACCAACACCAGCAAAGGCGGTCAAGCCCCGTTTACGCATTCGGGCAGTTTTGGGCGATAAAGGGGGTAAATAATGACAGATTTTGCCACCCTTGACGAAGTCAAACACCATTTACGCTATGACGATGACAGCAATGACACAATTTTGGCAATTTACTTACAAACTGCCGAAAATGCCGTTAAAAACTACATCACAGACGAGGTTAAAGATGAAATGTTACCAAGCCTAAAAACCGCCACATTGCTGATGGTTGGTTATCTTGATGACAACCGCAACAGCGAGAACGGGGAAGAATTTGGCAACTTTTTACCCGCTCCTGTTCGTCAAATTTTAAGTCCGTATCGCACACCGACTTTCTAGGGGGAATAATGAACGCTACACCACTTCGCCACCGCCTAAAATTTTTCCGCCAGTCTACCACTCGCTCCGCAACAGGTGCGGTCAAAGTGGGGCAATGGGAACATACCCTAACCCTTTGGGGGCAAATTACCCCGTTATCGGTCAAGGATATTATCGCAGGGCAAGCAGCAGACAGCCAAATCACCGCAAGAGCCAAAATCCGCCACCGCACCGACATAGACGGCACCATGCGAGTACAGCACGCAGGGCGAATGTATGAGATTATGGGCGAGCCATTGGCGGATAATAACACAGGGCGTGAATATCTCACATTAGTGCTAAAAGGGGTTGCCGATGCAGATTAGGGGGCTTGATGAGCTTAATAAAAAACTACACCAACTGCGTGAAGAAGTAGGCAACAAAGATGCAGGCGGTGTGCTGTATGGCTCTCTCATGTTTGCTAGTACGCCGATGTATCAAGCCATCAGAGCCAAAGCCCCTGTTAGTCCTAGCATGTATCGACGGTATATGTCAGGCGGTCAAGGCACTGGCTATTATTATGATAAAAATGGCAAAAAACGCAGACGACGTGCCAAGCGTGGTACGGGCAAATACCAGATGCAAAACCCTGGTCTGTATCGCCAATCCATTAAACGCAGACGGCTAACCAAAGGGGTTAGTGCCAACATAGACGGAGCAGCCATTGCCATTTATGTGGCGGAAAATACAGGCAAGACTTTTGGTGATGCGTATTATTGGTTTTTTAATGAATATGGCACAGCTTACCAAGCCCCACGTCCCATTTTTCGTCCGACATTTGATGGTGGCTATGCCAATGCAGAAGTCCGCTTTGCCCAAAAGCTCGGGGAGCGAATTGATAAAATCATGGGCTAGTATTGCTATTTTGTTGCTAAATGTGTATTATGTAAGCTCTTTTGGTGGGAGTTTATATGCAAAAATTTCTGACAAGTCTAGGTACTGCTGGGGGCATTGTCATCATCATGATGGCTTTGCTGTTTATGCTCTTAAACTTTTTTGGTGGACTGTTGATGTTCGGTGCGGGCTTACTTGGTCTGCCACGAATACGCAATAAATTAAAAATAACAGGCAAAAAAGCCTTTGGTATGGGCTTTGTCTTGTACATTGTTGGCTTTTCCTTGGTTGTGGCGTTCACGGAAGCACCAGAGCGACAACCTGAAATGGTTCAAAGTACACCAAAACCACAAAGTATAGAGCCAAAACCTGTTGATGAAGTGCCACAGGCAACAGTAGAGCCAGTAACAGAGCCAGTAGCCCAAACTGTTGTTGTTCCTGCACCAATAGTTACCACGCCCCCAGTGGTTGCCGAAAACGAAAAAGCAGTGAGCAAATATGACGTGTCGTGTAAAATCGTGGGGGTTAGTGATGGCGACACCGCCACTTGTCTGACTAATGATAAAAAACAAATTAAGATAAGGTTTGACCAAATAGATGCTCCTGAGACGGGGCAGGATTTTGGCAGTGCGTCCAAAAAAGCTTTGTCGGATATGATTTTTGGTAAAACCGTTGAGCTTGACACCAAGGAACAGGATAAGTATGGGCGTACAGTTGCCGAAGTGTTTGTTGATGACAAAAATATCAATAAAGAAATGGTGGCTTTGGGTATGGCGTGGGCTTATCGTGAGTATGTTAAGGATAACGAATATATAGACTTGGAGACTAAGGCGAGACGAGATAGCCTTGGTTTATGGTCGCAACCTGATGCCATATATCCTAGTGATTTTAGGCGTGGCAAACGTGGCGAGCAGTCCATCCCTACTCAAACACAGCAAATCGCCCAATCACAAGAGAAAAGAGATTTGGCAGATAGTGGCGGTAAATGCGGTTCAAAACGAACTTGCAAACAGATGTCATCATGTGCCGAAGCTAAGCATTATCTTAATGTCTGTGGTCTATCTCGTCTTGATAGAGATGGTGATGGCATTCCCTGTGAGACTTTGTGTAAATAGTCACCCAACCCCAACTGCGGTGTTGTCCCCACAGTTAAACCCACTTTTTAACCAAGCAAGCGAAAAAACGCTTGCTTTTTTTTGTAACCTAAGTTAGTATAATCTCACTACTAAAATTCAGCGGTATCAAATCTCGCCCCGTTAGAGCGTTATTTTTATGCCTAAAATTTGTCAGTTGTTGCGATATATCAATAACTGAACAGAAAAACGCATAGCCACCTTCGTCTTATGACGGGTTGAGAGGCGTAATACAACACCCGTAAGGGAAATATGCCCGCCGTCTGAATCGGTAGTTGAGACCCGTTACCCTATTTGGGTAATGTTTGCTAACTAAAATTCAGGAGACATTTTATGTCAAATCAAATCCAAATCGTGAATTTTCACGACCAATCCCTAATCACCCTACAAAAAGACAATGTCGCTTATGTAGCAATGAAGTCCGTTTGCGACAATATCGGACTTGATTGGGAAGCTCAACGCCAACGCATTAGTCGTGATGAAGTATTAAATTCAACCGCCTGTATGATAAAGGCAGTTGCCACAGATGGTAAAATGCGTGAATTGCTATGCCTACCAATCCACTACTTAAACGGCTGGCTGTTTGGTGTAGATGTAAACCGTGTTAAAGAAAACAACAGAGAAAAACTCATCACTTACAAGAAAGAATGTTATCAAGCCTTACACGACTACTGGCATAAAGGCGTGGCGGTCAATGAGCGAATGGTGGTAAATACCCCAACCCTGTCCACCGTCAAAGAGCGAAACGGATTGGTGAAAACTTGTGAATGGTTTGTGCGTGTGGCAAGCTACCTAGATTATAGCGAAGTGTATAACCTTGTTCATCATCGCTTTAATGTGGATAAGCTATCCGAGCTAACAACTGAACAAGTCGGGCAAGCCACCGAATACCTACAAGGGCTACTGCTCCAAGCCATCGCCCAGCGTAGGGGGTTTAATCCCCAAACCCCTTTGCCACTACCACCGATGCACAGAGCTGATGTCGGCAAATACGATAACGATGGCGTATTATGGACACGGGTGTTAGAGCCTGATGAGCAGATTGTCAGAACCAGAGACATTCCACAGCTTATCATTAATGAGCCTTATATTGATGGCGAAACCTTGACCGCCATTAACTATGCGTCATCGGCACGGCTTGCGTCTATGCTAAAAAATCCGCCGTTTCTTAGCACGCTTGACAATGCAAAGGAGGTGTAAGATGATAACGATTGCCACCCCAAAAGCCCTGTTGGACGAAGCAGGCAGTGACATCAACAAATGCCTATCTCTTATCTATATGATGATGGAGTATTATGATGACGAAAATGATAGTGAAATCACGACACGCCTTGCCATCATCGCTGATATGCAAGAAAGTCTGGGCGACAAACTCAGAAAGTGCGGGGCGTATCTGGGCGAGATTGACCGTAAAAAACCTTGCACCAACCGCCAAAAGACAGACTTGGAGCGTCTGCCCAAAGTCGCCTAAGACCTTAAAAGTACTTGAAATTTAGACCAGTTTGGGGTATGATTTTGTCATACTCCCAAATTGTATGTTTGAACCGCCTATCTGATGATGGGCGGTTTTTTATTGCCCAAAAAAAGAGAAATCCCATGACCGCAAGCGAACGCATATACAGCCTGTTATCCGATCTGGTCGATGGGCGGTGTTATCCGCTGTTCGTGCCAGAGAGCGAAAAAAAGCCCCCGCCTTATATCGTGTACAGTATCATTTCCAACTTGCCCGATAATACCCTTGACGGCATTACAGGACACGAATGGGTGCGGGTGCAGATTGATGTTTATACCAAAGATTATGATGAGACCATCAGCTTGTCTGCTGATGCGGTCAAGCGATTAGACAGTATTACCCCGTCCATCTATGGCGGTACGACCTACCTGTATGATGACGGGCTGTATCGTGGCTTGATTGAATATGAATTCTGGCAAACTTTGCCAGAATAAAACTTAATCAACCCTTAACCTTAACCAACTGACAGGAGCAAAAAAATGTCAGCAGAAAACACCAAAGACAGCTTTTATCAGCTGTTTGTCTCAGCCGATGGGCAGTCAGGCTCATTTAAAAAAGTCGAACGTTTAACATCCTGCGGTGTGCCAAATGAAGCCAAGGTGCTAGACGACATCACTGCCACCGATGACCGCCGAACCGTCAAAGCCCCTGTGGACTTTAAAGAAGAAGCGGAGCTTGAATTTGAATACGTGCTATTGCCTGATGATGAGACGCATCAACTTATCCAAACCAGTTTTGATGGCGGTAAAGAGCTGGTATGGCAACTTAAATTTGTCGAAGCCACAGGCGAGAGCCGAGAATTTAAGGGCATGATTGCCGAGCTGACCACCGATGCCGAAGACACCAAGAAAAAACTGCGTAAAAAAGGCAAAATCACCATCACAGGCGAAGTCACCAAAAGATTGACTGTCTAACCCTAAGCCCTAACCCAAAAGCCTATCTGCCGATAGGCTTTTTATTTTAAATTTTAAGGAAAACTTATGAATGTATTAAATAAAGACCAACTGTTAGCCATCATCTGTGTGAGCGAGCCACTTGTGTTAAAAGACGTGGATGGCATTGGCGAGATTTATATCAAAAGACTGACCGTGTCAGACCAAGGCGAGATTGCCAAAAAAGCAGATGCTGATGATAACGTCGGCTCAGGACTTGTCATGATTGCCCACTGTGTGTGCGACAAAGACGGCAAGCGTCTGTTTGCTGATGGCGACATCAAGCAGTTGGGGACGATGAGTGCCAACCACATGACCGCCTTAGTAACCGCCATCAGTGAAGTCAACGGCTTTGATGAGAAGCTGACCGACATTAAAAAAAACTAATCAGTGACAAAGACCGCCGATTTTTATTTAAGCTGGCATCCCATCTGGGCAAGACCGTGGGCGAGCTTGAACGCACGCTCACGGTGGCAGAGTTTGCCGAGTGGGTCGCTTATGATGAGATAGACCCGATTGGCTCTTATCGCACCGATTTGGGCTTTGCCTTGCTTGCTTATCTGCAAGCGGGGGATAAGGATAAGTCGGTGCAGGATTTTCTCATCATCGACCCAAACCCCATGACGGACGATGACAAAGAAGCCTTTGAGCGAGAACAACACGCCCAAAAAGCAAAAGAAGAAGTGGGGGCAATGATAGCAATGTTTAATCGCAAAAGTTCTTGAATGTTAGACCAGTTTAAGGTATGATTTGGGTATTACGATACATTTTGTTTGTATGGAGTGTAAAATGCTAGCACTACTTGCTTTATTTATAGGAATTGTGATTGCACTATGCTTTTTAATTCCAATAATTGGCATTCCCTTATTGATATTGGGGGTGTTTTTGTACCATTTTACCATTGGTTATGTTATTGAAGTACGAAAAATTTATAAAGAACACCAAAAAAACTTAATCTGATGTCCGCTTTTATCATAAACCGCTCTTTTGAGCGGTTTTTTATTGGAAAAAATCAATGTCTGTCATCTCAAAACTACAAATCGTCCTAGAAGCCAACACGACCGCCTTTGACCGTAACCTTGCTAAAGTCAATGATACACTTGCCAAGTTTTCAAAGTCGACTGGCGAAATGCACAAAAAAATGGACAAATTTGCCCGTGTGCATCGTGATGCCCTGCAAGGTTTGCAAAGTGCAGGGCAAGCAGCAGCGGTTGGATTGGGTGTGATGGCATACGGCATCAAAGGAGCGGTGGATGAAGCCGTCAAATTTGAAAGTGCCATGGCTGGTGTTAAGAAGGTTGTAGATTTTGACACGCCTGAAGCTTTTAAAGCGATGGAGCAAGATATCATTGCTCTGTCCCAAAGATTGCCCATGACCGCCGAAGGGCTTGCTAATATCATGGCAAGTGCAGGACAAGCAGGGATAGCCCAAGCAGATTTGGCACGCTTTACCGAGACTGCCGCCAAAATGGGGACAGCGTTTGACATCAGTGCCGAGCAAGCAGGGCAAGCGATGGCGGAAATGCGTGTGGCGTTTAATATGTCGCAATCAGAAGTTGAGACACTCGCTGACAAAATTAACTATCTGGGTAATACCAGTCCCAATAACGCTGCCAAAATCATGCAAATCACCCAAGCTGTGGGTGCGGTTGCCGAGCTTGGCGGTTTCGCCGCTGACCAAACTGCCGCCTTAGCGTCCGTGATTGTGGGGATAGACCCGTCCAATGTGGCAACAGGTCTTAAAAACATCTCACTGCAACTGACCGCAGGGGAGAATGCAACCAAATCCCAACGAGTGGCATTTGAAAAGTTGGGCTTATCTGCCGAAAACGTCGCCAAAAAAATGAAAGAAGATGCTGTTGGCACGCTTATGGAGATTACACGGCTCATTAGTGAGACCATTCCTGAACATGAACAGTCGGCAGTCTCTACCATGCTGGTCGGTCGTGAAGCCTTACCTGTCTTTGCTCAGCTTATCCAAAACCAAGAAGTCGCCATACAGAAGCTAACAGACATGGGCGATGCGTCCAAATACGCAGGGTCAATGATGAAAGAATTTGAGTCTATGGCAGGGACAAGTCAGGCTCAAATGCAAGTATTTAACAACAACATTACAGCGGTAAAGATTGCATTGGGTAGTGCCTTTTTGCCAACCATTAACAGTGTCATGCAGGCTTTAACGCCCATGCTACAAGCCTTTACCGAGTGGGCTAGTGCCAATCCACAGATGGTAGCGACCATCACCGCCATCACCGCAGGAGCGTTGGGACTGGTAGCAGTATTGGGTGGACTTGCCCTTGCCTTTACTGCCGTCACTGGTGGTATCGGCTCGGTAATTGCCATGGGTAAGATGGTGGCTGTCATAGTCGCCCCCGTTATCAATCTTTTGGGGTTTGTCAAAATGTTTGGCAGTGCCTTAGCCATGCTTGGGTTTCCTGTAACGGCGGTCATCGCAGGGATAACCACCCTTATCGCTGTGAGTGTACTGCTTTATAAAAATTGGGATACGGTCAAAGCAAAAGCAACTGAGTTGTGGCAAGCCTTGCCCCAAATGGCAAATAACGCGTGGCTTGCAGTGCAGTCCGCTTGGAGCGGTGTCGTATCATGGTTTGGGGGTGTTTGGGATAGTATTAAGCAATCATTTATGACTTGGCTTGGTGGCATGCCCCAACCTGTACAAGACATGGTTGCCAACATTGGTACGATATTTAACACATTAGTATCGGTCGCCCAAACGGTTTGGGATAGTGTTATCGCTACTGCCAAATGGGTATCTGACGGCATTGTATCAGCTTGGCAAGGTTTGGTAAGCACGGTAAGTGCAATATGGGGTGAGGTTAAGTCGGTCATTACTGCCGTCATTGATAGCCTTACCCCCATTGCCAAGGCAGGATTTGAGATTTTTAGCAGTGTTGCTAAGGCACAATTTACCGCCGTAAAAATGGTGATCGGCGTGGTGTTTGAGGCGATAAAAGCATACTTATCCGCTTGGGTTAATTCTGCCAAAGCCATATTTACCGCAGGCATTACTGTATTTGCCAGCGTGTTTAACGCAGGATTTGCCCTAATCAAAAACGCCTTTACCACCGCCTTTAATGTTATCAAAGCCTTGGTGCGTGGGGATATGCAAGGCGTGGCAAACGCCATTCGCACGGGACTGACAAATGCGGTGGGTATTATCCGCAGTATGGTCGGCAACATTGTGGGGGCGTTTAGAAATCTTGGCGGTCAGTTGTTACAGGCAGGGATTGACGCAATTCAAGGATTGATTAACGGTATTGGTAGCAAATTTCAAGCTGTGCGTGAAAAAGTTAGCCAAATCGCAGGGCTTATCCCAGATGGTGTACGCAGACTGCTAGATATCCGCTCGCCAAGCCGTGTCATGCGTGAATTGGGGGCATGGGCAGGCGAAGGCTTTGTTTTGGGCGTGGGCGATAAAGTAGGCGATGTCAAACAAGTTGCCGAAAATCTAGCCAATGCTTTGACCAGCACCGTTGCCGATTTGCACCGCCAACATTTTATGCTTAAAAATCATGCTAACCCATTGGCGGATTTGGACTATAAGCTACAATTTGGCGAACTTGCCGATTTGACCGATAAGCAAAAAGCAAGGGTGTTAGAACTTGCCCGTGCTAATCTTGACCTTGCCAAATCTAACGACATCAATAAAAGTATCAGTGATGAGATTGCAAGCATTGATGAAAAATTACAAACGCACGGCATGAACCGCCTAGAAATCTTGCAGTGGCAAATCGCCAATACCGAAAAATATCAGGGGGCAAATGAAGAGTTGCTGGCAACACTAAAAAACCAAATCCAAGTGGAAAGCGAGCTTAACCAACTGTTTAAAACCCGTGAAAAGTTAAAGGGCTATCAAGACAGCCTAGCCAAAAATACTTATCTGTATCGCACCAAGGGCGATAAATACGCAGGCGAGCGGTGGGATTTATCACAGCAGGGTTTTGATGGTAAGTACATCGACCAGATGATTGAGACGTTACGCCAATCTGATGTCATGTCCGCCATGGCAAACATGCCAAAAACGCTTACCATGCCAACCCTGCAAAATAATAATGTAGGGTCAGCGGTCGGTAGTGCGGTAACGGGATATTTTGACCTAAAAAAACAGCTTGATGATAACTTAGCAATCATCAAAGAAGCCGAAAACGCCAAACTCATCACCGAGCAGGAAAGCCAACTTGCCCGACTTGAACAAGAAAAGGCATTTCACGAAGTACGGCAAAACCTAGTGATGGCAGGGGCGGATAATATCCTAGGGTCAATGGCGAATACCACAAAAGCCATGTTAGGAGAGCAGTCATCGGCATACCGTGCCATGTTTGCCCTGCAACAGTCTTTTGCCATTGGTACAGCGATTGTAAATATCCATAAAGCCATATCGGACGCTTTTGCCGAAGGCACGACCTTAGTCCAAAAGTTTGCAGGTGTGGCAACCGCCACAACACAGGGCATGAAGATTGTATCGGCAATCCAACAAATCCGAAATCCTGTCATCGGTCAAGCCCACGATGGTATCATGAGCGTGCCAAAATCAGGTACTTGGAACTTGGAAAAAGGCGAACGAGTGCTACCAAAACACACTGCCCAAAACCTTGATAATACGCTCAATCGTTTGCAGGGTCGGGGTGAAACCAAGGTCATCATTAACAACTACACCAGCGAAAAAGCCGAAGTGCAAAAAAATGAAAATGGCGATATAATGGTGGTGATTGGCAAAGTGATTGATGCCAAGATTAACCAACGCTTTATGAATGCACGCCGTCAAGGTGGCGAATTGTATGGGAGATAAATATGAATGATGCACAAATTCAAGAGTTGGCGGTTAATATCGCCAAACCATTGGTTAAACAGTTACACGCAGACAGCATAGCTCATGTTGGATTGATTGCTTATTTAGCCACAAAAGGCATTATTGATTTGGATGATTATTTGCATTACATGAATGATTTAAAAGACAATCTGGTGCAATCATCTGATTATGACGAGGATACTAAAGAAGCCATTCGTCATCAATTTGACTTTTATCAAGAAAGGCTCAGAGGCTAAGATTTTAAAACCCATCGTAAATCGGTGGGTTTTTTATTGAGATTGAAATATGAAAACTTTCACTTGGAAAATGAACATGGGGGCAAGTGCCAGCGTCAAACATAGCGTAACCAAAACGCAGTTTGGCGATGGCTATGCCCAGCGTGTCAGCTTTGGCATTAACAACAAACGCAAAGACTGGGCGGGGTCAAAAACGGGCGATTATACCAGCGTCATTGTGCCAATTATGAATTTTATTGATGAACATGGGGGCGTGAAGCCTTTTCTTTGGACTGACCCACACGGGCAAACCAATAAATACACTTGCCAAGATTATGAAGTTTCACAGCGAAAAGGCAATTTTTGGCAGATTAGTTTAAAGTTTGAACAAGTTTTTTAAGCCAAGAATTGCAGTTGTGGCCAATGTTGGCCGAAAATTTAAATCATTGATTTTAAATAATTATTTTCTTTGGCCGAGTTGTGGCCAACTCAAATTTAACCGTCCGACAATCGGACATTTCACGCCCCAACCGTCAAACGGTTGGGCTTTTTAAATGGAGTACGCAAATGAGCGACAATCAAACCCTAACCACCCTAAACCGCACCGAAGCTCAAATCCTACAAGCATTTATCTGGCAGGTAGACACTTGGCAAAGTCAGTACGGCGAAAAAGCCGACACGGTAGAAATCGTGTATTTTCCCGAAGATGAAGGCTTTGATGTGTTTAACAACGAACCCAGTCACGGCATTATCAAACGCACCCGCACCACCGTGTTCCGTGCTGATATTATTGCTTGGGCGAATAATCAGCTCAAACAACTACAAGGCTTTGGCAATGAAAACACCGTAACCGCTTTTGTGGTGTCTTATAAAAATGGCGAATATGGCGTTTTGGTGGAAGCTGTGCCGACGGCAAGCCTAGGCAGCGAAACCGAGCCAAAAGACGAATCAGCTAACGAAAACCAAGCGTAATCAAAACTTGTGGGGCAAATATGAGTTTAACCGCCGATTTTCAAAAATTGTCCGTAGTTGGACTAATTACCTTGTTTGAACTGGATGCAAGCCGTCTTGGAGCGGGCATTTTACGCTTTCACGGACATAATCACGACAAAAACGATGGCGTGATTACTTTTCGTGGCAAAGAGTACAACCCCCAAGCTCTAAATGTAACGGGGCTTGAAATGCGGTCAGACGGTAAGGCGAGCACCCCCACGCTGACCCTTGCCAATAACATCGCAGGGGTACAAGGTGCGGTGTCGGCGTATTGCTTGCAGTTTAGCGACTTTGCAGGGGCAAAACTTACCGTCATCACCACCCTTGCCAAATACCTAGATGCGGTCAATTTTGATGCTGGCAATCCACAGGCAAGTGATGAATGCAAAGAGCAGATTTGGTTTGTTGAACAAAAAACATCAGAAAACGCCCAGCAAGTTACCTTTGAATTATCCAACCTCATTGACCTTGAAGGCTTAAAAATCCCCGTCAGAGAGATTACCAATTATTGTCATTGGGCGGTCGTGGGCAAGTATCGTGGCGAAGAATGCGGCTATACAGGGGTGACAATGTTTGACGAACACGACAACCCTACCGACAACCCCATTTTGGATAAATGTGGCGGTCGCATGAAATCGTGTGTATGTCGATTTGGCAAAAATAAGCCCTTGCCCTTTGGCGGTTGTCCTGCCAGCAGTTTGATTGGTTCATAGGAGTTTTGAGTGAAATTAACCAAACAATTAAAAGCGGACATCTTGTCCCATGCCCTTGACTGCTATCCTGCCGAGTGCTGTGGCGTGATTGTGAATGATAATTACCTGCCTTGCACTAACACTGCCACAGGCAATGAGCAATTCATCCTTTGCCCCAAAGATTTTGCCCGTGCTGAAAGTTTGGGCGAGATACAAGCCGTCGTCCATAGCCACCCTGACGGCGGTGTGTTGCCATCCGATTTGGATAAACTGCAAATTGAGCTACATGGCGTGCCGTGGGTCATCGTGGCGGTGTCCAAGCAAGATTATGGCGATGAGCCTGCCTTTGGCGTATATGAGCCATGTGGGTATAGACCGCCACTACTGGGGCGAAATTATATCCACGGCGTGCAAGACTGCTATGCCATCGTCCGTGATTTTTATCGCCGTGAATTTGGCGTGGACTTGCCCGACTTTGAGCGAACAGACGCTTGGTGGGAAATTGAGAGCCACGAACCCTTGTACGAGAACAATTTTAAAACAGCGGGCTTTCTTGCAGTGGATAAAGACAGCTTGCAATACGGCGATGTCCTGCTTTGCCGTGTCGGACGCACCTACCACATTAACCACGCCTTGATTTGGCTTGGCGATAAGGGTGTACTTAAAAGTGAGACTACTCCGCCTTGCGTGGGCAATACCCTAATCTTGCACCACCCCTACGGACGGCAGTCGGTGCGTGAGATTTATGGCAAAGGGTGGGCAGATAGAACGGTGTTTGTGGTGCGTCATTATTCGCTTATGTAGTCTGCCCCCCACGCTCTGACAGCTTGCATGATAATGGCAGAGCGTGAAAGTCCTGTTTTTTCGGATAAAACGGTCAGCTCGTCAATAAATTCGGTGGGAAATTTATAACTTGCCACTTTTACGCCACGTTTGGCATCAGAGTCAGCTTGAATTTGAGCTTTGGTTTTTGGAGTTTTGACAATCTTAGGCATTTTATTAAATCCTATATTTTGATACAATGATTAAGTCTAACGACAATTTTATAATTCCTGCTAATGTAGATGGCATTTGACAAATCCTTACATTATTGGTAAGATAATCATAAGTTTTAGGAGTGAAGCGGTGTGCTTGCCCACCGCCCCAGCCTTTACAGGCTACCTGCTTAGTAAGCGTTGTTGCTTAGTAGTAGCAGGATAACAATGATGATAACTTTGAAGAGCGTTTTCATTGTCTTATCTCCTAAGGTCGCCACCACTTCACAAGGTCGGTGGCGGATAACCTATCAAGGCTTGGTGTTGCAGCACCTTGTCTTGATAAACATGTTATAGTAAATACTACATTAAAAGTCAAGTAATTTATACACTTTTTTTGCAAAAATGTTAAAAAATGTATGGGTTATTTGGCTTTTTTGTTATCAAAAAACAGTGATTTTAACCGCTCATGATTCATCGTGGGCGGTTTTTTATTGGGGAAAATTCAGCCATGAAAACCATCATCTTACACGGCATCTTAGCCCGTAAATTCGGCAAATCTTTTAACTTGGCAGTGGGCAGCACAAAAGAAGCCATGCGTGCTTTGTGCGTGCAACTTGCTGGCTTTGAAACGTTTATGATGAACGCTCATAGGCAGGGACTGCGTTTTGCTGTGTTCCATGATAAGCAAAATGTGGGTGAGAGCGAGCTTGAGATGACTCACACCGCCAAAGTGATTCGTGTCGTGCCAGTGGTGGAAGGTTCAAAAAAAGCAGGTTTGCTTGAAACCGTCCTTGGAGCGGTCATGGTGGTCGCTGGTATCGTGGCGACAGGCATGGGCTTTGCTCCTGTTGGAGCAGCGTTAATCGGTGCAGGTATTGGCATGATGGTGGGCGGTATTTCTCAGATGCTCATGCCACAGGTGGATACTCAGGATAACAACCAAGATGGCAACAAGGCAAACAAAGGCTTTGGTGGTGCGGTTACGACTGTGGCACAAGGCAATCCTGTCCCTATTCTATATGGCGAGCGAGAAATCGGCGGATTTATCCTGTCGGCAAGCCAGCTACCAGAAGACATGATGTAACCCACAGCACAACCCAATTTGACATACTTTGACAGATAACAAGGATAAAAAAATGAACATTCACGGTGCTAAAAAAGGCGGTGGCAAACAAAGACAGCCCGTCATCGCCCCAGACTCTGCTCAGTCCAAAACTTTTATCAGTATCATGTACGGCTTGGGCGAAGGCGAGATTTATGGCTTGGCAAATGGCTATAAATCCGTCTATTTGGAAGACACGCCCCTGCAAAATGACAATGGCGAGTTTAACTTTCCTAATGTCAAAGTGGATTTTCGCACAGGCACGAACGACCAAGAGTACATTGATGGCTTTCCTGATGTGGCAAGCGAAACGGCGGTTAATGTCGAGCTAAAACACGGCACACCCTTTGTTAAAGCCTTTAATAATCTTGACCTTGATGCTCTGCGGGTGCGTCTAAAATGGGGAGCGTTGCGTCAGCAAAACCGTGAAAATGGCGATGTGTCAGGCGTAAAGATTGATTATGCCATCGATGTCAAAACCGACAACGGCGGTTGGGCAGAAGTCCTAAATACTTCCATCAATGCCAAAACATCAGACGCTTACGAGCGTAGCCATCGTATTGACCTACCAAAAGCACAAACAGGCTGGCAGCTGCGTGTTCGCCGTATCACACCCAATGCTACCAGCGAATTTATCTCAGATAAAATGTACATCGCTGCCATCAGTGAAGTGATTGATTTAAAACTTCGTTATCCCAACACCGCCCTGCTGGGGCTAAGATACGATGCCGAGAGTTTTAGTAATGTCGCCAAAATGTCGGCTCGTTGCAAGGGCTTAATCATCAAAGTGCCAACGAACTACGACCCTGTGGCTCGCACCTATACAGGTATGTGGGACGGACAATTTAAGTTGGCGTACAGTAACAATCCAGCATGGGTCTATTATGACCTATGTACCGCCGAACGCTATGGGCTGGGTGGTCGCCTGACCCAAAGCATGATTGATAAATGGAGCTTGTATCGTCTCGCCCAATACTGTGATGAAATGGTTGATGATGGCATGGGTGGTACTGAGCCACGCTTTACCGTCAATGTCTATATCCAGTCGGCGGACGGTGCGTTTGAGCTACTTTCCAGACTTGCTGGCGTATTTCGGGCAATTTCCTACTGGGACGGTAATAGCATTGTGCTAGATGCGGACATTCCCCAAGACAGCATTTATTCATTCAGCCGTGCCAATGTCATTGATGGTATTTTTGAATATACAGGCACACGGGCAAGAGACCGCCACACGGTTGCAAAGGTGGCGTGGGACAACCCTGCCAACCATTTTAAGACCGAATACGAATTTGTGCGTGATGAAAAAGCCATTGCCAAGTTTGGCGTGCGTGTTGCTGACATCTCAGCGTGGGGCTGTACTTCTCGTGGGCAAGCCCAACGAGCTGGCTTGTGGGCGTTAAAGTCCGAACAGCTGGAAACACGAATGGTAACATTTAAGGTCGGCTTGGACGGCTATATCCCTGCCCCTGCCAAAGTGATTGAGATTAGTGATGAGCTGTTTGCAGGGCGTGCCACAGGTGGGCGTGTGCTTGCGATGAATGATAAAAAGACCGTCATCACGCTAGACCGCCCCATTACCGCCAACGTGGGCGATACGCTGGTGATTAATGGTAATGACGGCATCAGCCAAAGACGGCAAATCAGTACGGTCAATGGCGACAGCGTTACCGTAGCTAAGCCGTTTGGCGATATTGGCGTGGAAAATGTGTGGGTGCTAGACAGTAGCGATTTAGCCACGATGAAATTTCGTGTGCTGTCGGTAACGGCTGACGATAACCACCAATTTACCATTACTGCTGTGCAGTATAACCCTGCCAAATATGATGCCATTGATACAGGGGCGTATATTGACGAGCGTCCGATTAGTGTTATCAATCCGACCGTGCAAGCCCCCACAAAGTCGGTCAATCTGTCAAGCTATCACACGGTCAATCAAGGCGTGATCATTACCACCCTTGTCATCGGCTGGGAGCAGGTAACAGGTGCGGTCAAATATCAAGTGGAATGGCGAAAAGACAATGGCAACTGGCAGACCCTGCCACCAACAGGCACAAACAGCATTGAAATCGCTGGAGTCTATGCAGGGCAATACGAAGCCCGAGTAACGGCTATTTCTGCCTTTGGACAGGCAAGCCTTGCCACGCATTCTAATCTGACCGAGATACAGGGTAAAGTCGGTAAACCAAACCGACCTGCGTTTATCCGTGCAACTGGCGTGCTATTTGGCATGGAGCTGGCTTGGGGCTTTGGGGCGAAGTCAGACGACACCAACTTCACAGAAATCCAAGTGTCGCCAGACGGCAGAAGTAACATCACAACACTTGGCACATTTGCCTATCCGACCAACAAGCACGAAATCACAGGGCTACAAGGCAACTTGACCCAGTTTTATCGTGCAAGAATCGTGGATAAGCTCGGCAACACTTCGGACTGGACGGCTTGGGCATCTGGCACGACGTCGGGGGATGCTGGCAAGGTGCTTGAGCTTATCAGCGGTCAGATTAATGGCAGTCATCTTGACCAGTCGCTACGCACACCGATTGGCAAGATTAGTACGCTTGAAAGTGCGGTGGGTGCGGTGAATGGCAATTTATCCACGCTAAACAGCCAGCTTGCCACGGCAAACCGTGAATTGCAAACCGCCATTAGCAACATCACAACAGAGCGAAACCGCATTAACACCGCAATCCGTGATATTACCGCTTTACAAGCGGATAAAAATGCCAAAACGCAAGAATTGGTGAACCTTACGCAAACCGTAGGCGGTCATACATCAAGCATTCGTGAATTGGGCGTAACGACTGGTGATTTGTCGCAAAAATACAGCCAGTTAAAGACGGCAAACGATACCGCCAATAGCGAAATTACCGCCATTAAACAAACACAGGCAGGGCAAGCGTTGAGTGTTGAGCGGTTAGGAGCGAGATTTGATAACGGCAATTTGTTCAAAGCAAGCACGGCAACGCTTGGGCATTTTTTGGACGAAAATGATGGCGGAGCTTTAAAGCCGTGGGGGTCGCACCGTGCGAGCGACTTTATCGCTGTCAAAACAAATACACTGTACGAAGTGCGGGCATTTGATGGTAATTTTGGCAATCTGCGTGTGATTTGGTATGACGATGGTAAAAACTTTGTTAAAGGGCAAATCATCGCAAGGGGTGGGGATTATGCGACTTTTGACAGCAAAAATGCCAGTTTTGTCAGAATTTCAAGTTACTGGACACGCACCGACAATAATGTGTGGCAGATGCAGGTGGCGGGCTTGGCAAGTGATGTCAATGCCAATCTTGAAACTCTACGCCAAACTTTGACCGATGCCGACATTGCCCTAAGTCAGCAAATCACTGCAATGGACACGGCTTACAAATCGGCTGATACCGACATCACAGCACGCCTTGCCCGAGAAGAAACCGCACGAGCAAATGGCGACAATGCCAATGCTCAAGCCCTGCGTACGCTAGAAAGCACCGTGAACGGCATTGGTGGACGGGTTGGTACAAGTGAGGGCAAAATCGCAAGCCTTGAACGCACCACAAGCGATTTGAATGGAGCGATTGCCACCGCTCAAAACGAGTTAAATGCAAGATTTGACAATTTGACGGTGGGTGGGCGAAATTATTTATTGAATTCTGATTTTGTCATCACTAAACACGATGGGGGAAATTTGAGAAGTCAAAGTCTTGCAATGTCCAACGCCATCAAAACGATTGCCACGCCTTGTACGCTTACTGTTTCAGCTCATTTTAAGTTGCAAAATGTCAGCGAACTTGCCAATAATGTGCGTATGATGTTTATGGTGCGGTTTACCCACGCAGACGGCACAGTTACGGCAAAAATCTTGTCTTACAATCCCAGAACTCGCACAGATATTGATAAGCGTTTGTTTGTACAAGTAACTATCTCCAAACCAATCACAGGTTTTGCTCATACTTATATTGATGTCTATGGCATTACCGCAGAAATGGCGAGTATTGCACGCCCACAAATTGAACTTGGCACAGTCGCAACAGACTGGACACCCGCCCCCGAAGATGTCAATGTGGATTTGTCGCCTTATGCGACAACAGCAACCCTTGATGAGTTTAAGCAAGCACAAGCAGGCAAAGACGCTGCAACAGCCCAAAAAGTCGCTACCCTACAGACCACCGTAAACGGTCAAACCACCAGCATTCGCAATGTCGAACAGTCGGTCAATGGCATGCGTGCGATTAAGGCGGTAACGGTGGATAATAACGGCTTTATCAGCGGCTATGGCTTGATGAGCGATTTGCAAAATGGGCGTGTTACTTCTCGCTTTGGCATTAACGCCGACCAGATTTATTTTGGAGCAACCAAAACCGCCAAAAAGCCGTTTGTGTTCACTACTCGCACCACCACCATCGATGGCGTAAGCTATCCTGCAGGAGCGTGGCTTAATAGTGCGAGTATTGCCAATGCCAGTATTAAGCTGGCTCATATTGATAAGGCGAGTATCGGGTCATTATCTGCTCTTAGTGCAGATATCGGTACGCTAACAACAAAAGATAGTCGTGGTAGCTTCACTTACACAGGCTCAAAAATCGAATTGCGAGACCCACAAGGGCGGTTACTGCTAGAAATGGGGCTGTTGTAAATTTTGACACAGGTAATCATATGAATGCAGGATTGAAAATTTATAAAGATGGCAAGCCCATCTTTGATACCCAAGCGGGTGCAGTGCGGATTTTAGGCATGTATTATTATGGGCAGCTGACACATCGGAGCGGGGAAGTCAAAAAAATCCCCCTGCCCGATGTTGGCGGTGGCGAGATTTTCGCTCTGTTCGTCAACAGTAAAGAGCGTTTGGGCAGTGATAATAATGCAGGAACATCGGCAAGCTATTATTACATCGAAGATAACGTACTTCATGTGTATGAGCCTAATTATGGCGACAGATTAATTTTGGGGGCATACTATGACCGCACAAGTTAAAATGCACGACCCAGAGCGAAATTATGTGCTGTTTGATACGAATTATCCCACATTGTGTTTGTCGCACGTCGATTATGCGGGATCACACAACGGGGGTAAAGTGTCGACGAAAAACGGCAGGGGGGCAAGATTTCCCCTAGTCGCCTTGCCAATTTATCCAGTCAGCACAGGCATCAGCCCCTATATATTCTCTCAAACGCAATACGCACGCAACGATGACTATGACGATATCGATAGTCAAATCGGTGTAGATAAACCGAACTTCAATAGAAACATTCCAGTTTTCATGTTCGATATTCCAGAGCTTGCGTTGAATGTTGATGGTAAGGTGGGCTTAAAAACCTACAATCCACAAACGGGCGAAGTGACTTTCGACAGTCGAGCCTTGCCATTAAATGTCATCGGGTTGTGTCGAGATGGGGTTAAGTTAGACCCCAATAAAATTTATGGCTATGTAAACCTAATGGGCGGAGTATATGCCCAAGAGCTTAGGACACTGAGCCGATTTGGGCATCAACCTTACCCGATAACGGGATATTATAATGCCGATAATGTGATCATGTCTGCCGATATGTCAAAAGAAACCCATGACAAAGGCGGTTACTATGCTCGAAAACCCAAGAAGCAAGATATGTCAAAATTCACAAACCCCTACCAAAAATTCTATGCTTGGTACTATCCGCATCTGCTAGTAGATTTGACCCATATCTACAATGCGTTAGGGATCGACTACAAAGCACCTTTCACATGATGCAATCATTCTCACTGCCCCAAATGGGGCTTTTTATCGGAGCAAAGAAAATGCCTGAAACCTTAGCCAAAGTTCTGCCCTTTTTAACCAAGTTATTTGCGTTAATTGTAGGCGGTTTAATCAGTCTTGTATTAAGTGGCGACATTAATCTTGATAAAGATGATAATGCCAATTTGACCCTCAATTTAAAAATCATCATTAAAATCACTTGTGCAATCGGTTTAGGTTTGTTTGCAGGGGAGTTTACTATTGATTATTTTGATTTTGAGCATTTGAACTACTATGCACAAGCATTGTTTTATTTGATTTTTTCGGCATTCGGTATGCTTGTTTTTGGCACGGTCTATCGCTCTTGGCAATTAACCACTTCTGATAAAACATTGTCCCAGATTGTAACCGAAATTAAAAACATTGTTAAAGCATTGATTAAATAATCTTGTTATTTTTAACCGCCCCGAATGGGGCTTTTTAATGGAGCAAACCATGCAAAATGAATTAAACTGGATCAAGACCGCACGAAACTACATCGGGCAAAAAGAAATCAAAGGCATCAAGCACAATCCGATTGTGTTAGAACTTTGGGCAAGTGCTTTTAAAGCTAAAAATCAGCCAGTTCCTGCCGTGTTTAAAAATGACGAAACAGCATGGTGCGGTGGTTTTGTTGGTGGTGTGCTGGCGAAATCTGGACTGTCTCAGCATATCCCAAATGGCTTTGCCATGGCAAGAAGTTGGCTTAATGCCGGCACGAAACTCAATAATCCTGCATACGGCTGTGTGGTCGTCTTTTGGCGTGGTAGCCCAAAATCGCCAACAGGTCATGTGGGCTTTGTAGTTGGACGAGACAAGGCAGGAAACTTGATGGTGCTAGGTGGCAATCAAGCGGACGCTGTCAATATCAAGCCATTTAGCCCATCTCGTGTGCTAGGCTATCGCTGGTGCGGTACGCAGCCCATTCCAGCGACCCATCGCTTTGCGTTGCCTGTTTTGGCGAGTGATGGGAAAGTGAGTCGGAATGAGTCTTGAAATATTTGTCAATCTCCGTTTTACTTGCTATAATAGCAGGCATATAGTTTAGTGATTGATGGCAACCACACACAGAACCCACACAAAATCAGACGATTTTTAAAAATATCTATAAAAATCAATGATTTATGTAAAATAATCGGTGGTCGCCATCTCCACCAAATAAACCCTTAAAAGTCAATCACTTAGGTGGTTGGCTTTTTTATTTGACTTATTTTTGACTTATTTTATAATTTAAATAAAAAAATACCCCCCAACCATTACGGCTGGGGGTGTTTTTACGCTTCATTCACGCTCACACGCCCATCGCTGGCAAGCACAGGTAACGCAAAACGGCTGGTATTGGGCAGGCTTTGCGTACCACACCAGCGATAGCCCAGCACACGAGACACGGCAAAGGGCTTGATATTAACCGCATCTGCTTGATTACCACCAAGTACCATCAAGTTCCCTGCCTTGTCTCGACCCACGACAAAGCCCACATGACCGCTTGCCCCTTTCGGGTTGCCACGCCAAAAGACCACCACACAGCCGTAGGCAGGATTATTGAGCTTTGTGCCAGCATTTAACCAACTTCTTGCCATCGCAAAGCTGTTCGGGATGTGCTGACCCAGTCCAGATTTCGCCAGCACACCACCAACAAAACCACCGCACCATGCTGTTTCATCATTTTTAAACACCGTAGGCACAGCTTGGTTTTTTGCCTTGAATGCACTTGCCCAAAGCTCTAATACGATGGGATTGTGCTTAACGCCTTTGATTTCTTTTTGCCCGATGTAGTTTCGTGCAGTTTTGATCCAGCTTAATTCATTTTGCAT